GAGAGAAGCAGAGCAACAAAGAATCGCATGATGTTCATGATACCTATTTATCGGCAGGATTGCGAGCAGACTTTAGACCGCGCCTGTCAATTCTGCGATCAGGGTGGCAACACAGAGCGCAACCACCACAAAAGCTTGCGGGACTACGCTCACATCACGAGCGGGCTTGCGCTCCTCGCGCTGCTTGGCATTGATGGCGACAGCCTCAATGGACAGCTTGCCCAACAGGACAGGCGGGCACAGGAAGCCCAGGACAACGTCGCAAACCAAGCTCTTATCTCTCTTGCTCATGGTTACCATCCTACACATTCTATCGTCCGAATTGCAAGCGAATTGTGATCAGAATCGCAACACCGACCACAAACAACACCCAACCGCAGAAGTCTTTGGTTCTAAGGTCTCTCTTGCTCATGCTTACCATCCTACACATTCTATCGACCAATGCAAGCGCCTTTCTTTAGTATGGCACCGGAAAATCTTACGGGACTCCTATGGAACGATGCGTCGCCTCCGCCCCATACCTTGTGTCTCATGAGTTTTAAAAGGGACCCAAAAACCTTTAGGAGTCCCATAAAAAAGAATCATATACTTTTAGGAGTCCCTTAAAGTGCGCCCTAACCGGAATGGCAGCTAGGGCGCAGATGAGTTACTCATCAGGTTCGTGAACCTTAAGATTCACAGTTTCACTAGCATTAGAACGTGGGACAGTAATGTAAAGCATACCATCCTCAAAGGAAGTGTAAGACTTCTTGGGATCGAACTCTGAGTCGATATTCAGAGTAAAGTCGATATCCTTTTTAGAGATGCCGTGGTGGATCATCTTCTTACCTTCTGTGGTATCCCATGAATTAGTTTTAGCAACAATTCTAAGGGTATTTGAGCCCGCTTGAACTGCGATGTTCTCACGGCGATATCCAGCCATGGCAAACCTCATAAGAAGCTCCCCATCATCCACATCTTTATCGAATGGACAATCTTGAATCCAAACATCGCTGTGTGGGAAGGCGGGCATCTTATAGCATTCCTTAGTAAGGTTGTTTGGAACCAGACTATCCCAATTACGGAATGCGTTCTCTAAGCTAGTTCTAATGGGTTTGCCGTTGTTAAGGCCTTGTTCCCATGTTCTACGTAATGAGTCGAAACTCATCCAATAGTATCCTGTCATAATTTTTTTCTCCTTTCTTTAAGACAAGGTAAAAGAAGCCCCGAAATGGCAGCTTCTAAAGTATTATAGGCACGTATCTCTAAAATACCATATTTAACTTTAGGAGTCCCGTTCCATGCTATATAATTGCATGGACATTGAGAGTTTAAAAAAGTTAGTCCTAGAGGCTTTTGCAACTGCCAAGGGAGTCCGAACAGCCGCTATGGAAAGACCGCACCATGTAATCGACGACGATGATGATCAGTCAATAGAGGCTAAAGACACGAGACCCGAGATGGAGGACGAAGGTGAGACTGTACGTGTATCTACAGATGGTGATGATGCGAAGGTTACAAGAACTGTATCTGGTCGTGTTAGGAGGAGACGAGCGGAACCTCCTGAGAAGGGCGGTCTGGGCGCCCCTGAGTTCAGTGACGATAATCCACGTTTCAGAACAAGAGTTGTAAAAGCAGGAAAAGGAAAAGGAAAAGGAAAAGGAAAAGAAAGATCTAGCACTGAACTTATTAGAGGAGCGCGTCTTGCATTAGCTGAGAAAGTATTAGAAACTGTTAGTGGAGACGAGGATTTAACTCCTGCCGAGAGGTTAAAAAAAGGTGCAGCGGCGATGGGGGTTCGTTTTGATCAAATTACATCAGATGCTGAGAGAGCGGCTGATCTTATAAGAAAAGAAGCTGACAGGAAAGAAGCTGAAAGGAAAGAAGCTGAAAGGAGAAGGAGAGCTTCTTCAGGAACCGATGATTCAAGATAACGCAAACTAGATAAATGAGTAATTCTAATTTAGGTAATCTTAAGGTTACAACTTGTGAATTGATAGAAGAGCGTTTAAGCTTATTAGAGTCTTCTAAAAGTTCATCTAAGGATAATGGTAAACTTCAAGAATGGCACGATAACCTATCTAAGTATGGAACATCTAAGTGGCTTTTGACTTTAGAAAAAGTTCAAGAGTATCAAGAAAGAATTAGAGTTCTGATTGGATAATTTAGTTATTTTCATCAATGTAATCTAACGCCTCTTGTAAGGACACTGGGATTTTACTCCCCGTAGCAAACTCCCAATCTTTAGACACTCTCTCGTATTCCCTCGGTGCAAACATATACGATATGTTTCTAAGGGCTATCAGATCGTATTCCTCCTCTTCCGGCTTTTTAGTTTTTGTAAGGAAGCTGAGAGCTTTTCTCGCAACATCTTGCCTAAAGCTTTCCAGTAAGAGTTTTTTAACTTTTTTTTCGGAGGACATGTGCTCTTCTCGTATATCTTGTCGAATCGCTTATCGTTCGACTTAAGACGATTAGCTATCTCAAGCAGAAGTCCAAAACACAATGTTACGAATGCCATCGTAACACAGTCAACGATAATAGCAAGAGATTCCATACTATATTATACCCTTGCTAATAAATTTTTGCAATCTATATAAATGTGTATGGCTCAAATATTTTTTCAAAACGATAGTATTGTGGAAGTTCTTGAGAATGGCGTTCATGCTGGATCAAGAGTTGTAAACGGTACATCCTGGTATGATGCATTACAAGATAATTTTTTGAAATGCTTGGATGTTTCTGAATCTAAAGCAGAGGTGATTGAACTTGTCAGGGATCAGGCTTCTTTATCTGCTTTAGGTACAATCACAGAATACTTTACTATCGAAACCTCTTCTCTTTCTATACCTGCACAGGAGAGCTTGGATTTAGCCAACAGAGCGTCTGTGACGGCTTCTGAGATGCTTTCTGCGGTTGTATGGGCTGATGACATGGATGCAAATTACATCTACAGTAGGGAGTCTGAGGACTGATGACTACGTATAGCAATACAGTTGGATCTGGTGGTGACTTTGCTACTATTGCTCTTTGGTTTGCTAGTCGTAAAGATCAGTCTCACAGCGATGGGGATGTGGAAGAGTGTGTTCTTTTAGATGGCGTTCATAGCTTTACTACTACACAAAGAACTTGGGACGAAAACGGTGATCTTACTGTTAGATATAAGGCTCAGACACCTCAGGATGGTAAATTGGATACGGGTGCCATCCTCTCATTAGATGGTACACATGAATTTAAGAGAGACAGCAATACTACGCTTGAAGTTATAGACTGTGTTTGCTCTGGCACTGATACTGTTTCTCCTTGGCAGATCGCTGCGAAAACCTCTTCGACACCTAGGGTTAATACAATAAATTTAACTAGAACAATATGGACTAAAAGAACCACAGGTGTTTGGATTCAGATTTTCCAGATGGATGGGACAATAACTTTTAACATTGCTAACACCGTGCTGGAGAATCAAAGAGACGACAGTAAAGATTGGTTGTTAGGTAGTGGTGGTTCTGATAGAGCAATTAATCTTAATGTTTCGGGAAGCACATGGCATAATGTAAGAGTCAATCTTAATCAAACAGATACTTCATGTACATTCTTCTCTGTTGGTAATATCTACAACACCCACCCTGGAGCCTCTCGGTTAGCGTTCTGTCCTGATTTCATAGATTGTTCAAGCATTGATGACATTACCGAGCGTGGTACGGGTAATCATGCTAATGTTTTTGATACGATTATCAATCATAGTCCTGGGGTTACTTTTAACACAGACGGATCAGATCCAGCAGTAGGTGAGGTTTCCTTCCTAGGAGATTACACTGTCTGCTCTCAAAATTTCGCACTTGTTGATCACCCTAATAATCTTGCTTTAGATTATGTAGTTAGTGGGCCTGCATCAGGCATTACATCAACTTCAGAGGATCTTTCAAACTCAACCAGACTAGGAACTGCTGATTGTGGTGCATTTGAAAGACCTAGACTGAAAAACAAAGTTACACCTGTTAACCTATTCTAATGTTACTTAAATTAAAATTCGGTATCAGACCTGTCACTAACTGCGCTGGCGGTTGTTGACTGATTTCACTTACCCTGCATCATTGGGTATAACTTTAGGTAAATCAACCAAGAGGTTGCTGAGCCGAAGCATCCCGTGAACAAAGCGTGAAGTATCCAATGCCCCTCTGCTTCGCAGAACGGGTTCCAATATAGCATTCCCCAAAATACACCTGCCCAGAAGGCTGTGCATAGCATGCAGTTAACTAGTTTTCCTAAAGGAGGAATCTTAGATGTTACAAAATTTCTTACGGGTTCCATTATGGTAGAGCTAACGATAATTGTAGTCATGCCATAGACAGCTAATATCCAAATTAAAACACTTGTTAAATATTCCATAATTTTATTTAGGTAATCCTTGAGTCTTAGCGGTGGGAATTCTTGAGTGATTTATTGTGGCTGCATGATGCCTCATAAACTTTTTGCTGGCTGAGAACCAACCATCCCTCATAACTCCTGGGGACTCATGCATTGTAACAATGGGTATTGTATAGTTAGAGAATCCCTGTAGGTATGCTTTATACGAAAGATGGATATCATAAAAATCCCAGCCTGTGCCCAGGTAATCGGGCTCATCTAACCCTATTTTCTTAAGATTTCCATAAGTTATAGCCATAAAACATCCATCTAGGAATATCACCTCACCACTTTTGCCAAAATAGTTTGGACTCATAGTTTCCTCATCGCTGCCCTGGAATACAAATCCTCTGGCTGCGTTGTGTTTTCTAGCGTTCCACCATGCCCCATCAGGAGGCATAAAGCAAGCTCCTGCTACTCCCACAAAGCCCACATTTGCTTTTCTTGCCACACTCAAATACTTTATCAGGTCTTCTGGCGGAGATATTATCTTTAAGTCGTCGTGACACAAAACTATAATATCACCATCCTCTAAAGGCATACTCTTGAAGAAATCAATATTTTGTTTATGCCCTTCGTAAATAGATGTAGAATCGTAACATACCTTAAAACCAAATGCTTCATTATTACTACAGTAAGAACGGAGACTGCTTAATAGTTTTGGTTTTTTAGCTTCTCTACTACAAACCGAGAAAAATATCATGATTGATAATAATAGCAAAGATCTTGAAAAGATTACAGAAGAATTCAAAAAATGTTCTAACGATTGCGAATATTTTACAAACAACTACATTAAAGTTGTGCATCCAATGCGTGGCTTGGTTAATTTTAAATTATACCCATTTCAGGCAAGAATCCTGGATGAGTTCCAGGATTATCGTCTTACTATTCTCAGGAAGTTTAGGCAAGCAGGCTGCACAACACTAATGGCTGCTTATGCTCTGCACTTTTGCATTTTCGGAAAAAATAAAAGAGTGGCCGTATTATCAAAGGGAGACGCAGAGGCTAAAGAAGTAATATCAAGGATAAAGATAATGTATGAGGAGCTTCCTTTTTGGATGAGACCAAAGACCACTAGGGATAATGACCACACTTTATCTTTTGAAAATGGTTCATCTATTCAATCTAAAGCTTCGGGTAAACAGTCTGGTAGATCAATATCAGCATCACTTTTAATTTTAGATGAAGCTGCATTTATTGAGCATATTGACACTATCTGGGCCGCTGTTGGGCCAACAACATCAACAGGTGGTAGGGTTGTTTGTCTTTCAACTGTGAATGGTATAGGTAATTGGTTTCATAGAATGTATACTCAAGCAACGGAAGGTGATAACGGATTTCATCCAATAGATATTAAATGGCAAGAGCACCCTGAGTACAAACGTCAAAAAGGATTTGATTGGTTATATGAACAAATGGAATCATGCAGTCCTCCTATAAATGTAGATAAGTGGGAGGAGCAAACCCGCAGGAAGCACAGTTATAAAGAGTGGTTGCAAGAGTATGAGGCTAGTTTTCTTGGAACCGGGGAGACATACATTGAAGGTGAGATTCTTAGAAATCTAAGGGAAAATTGCAGTTCTGAATACTGGATAAAGTATAACAATAGGATGCGTGTATGGGAGGATCCTCAGCCTAATCATGAGTATGTTCTAGCCGCCGACCCTTCCATTGGTCGAGAGAGGGATTACTCAGCCTTTCATATTATTGACATCTATAATGGTAAACAAGTGGCGGAATTTTACTCCAACAGAACACCCATAAATGAGTTTGCTAAAATCATATCAGATGAAGGCAGACTTTACAACACTGCTTTCGTGTGCCCAGAAAGAAATGGGATAGGTAACAATCTAATTCATTTTTTGCAGAACGATATGGAGTATGAGAATCTGGTCATGGACGGTAAAAGGGAGATAGGAATCCTGATAACCCAAAAAAATAAAGAAAATTTACTTGCAGACCTTGAGCATAATATAAGGTCAGGTAAAGTTTTAATTAACTCAGATAGGCTTGTTACCGAGCTACTTACGTTCATTATTGACTCTGATACAGGCAGAATTAGGCCAGATACTAACTGCCATGACGATTTAATTATGTCGTTTGCGGCCGCTATTAATACTTTTAACAATTTAAGAGGTAACGCCTTTATAGAAAGGTCTGAAGATAAAACTTATATACCCCCGAGCATACGCAACGCTCATACATATAAGGTGAAGACATCTAGTGAAGATTTAACGGAAGAAAATATAAAATGGCTGTTAAGAAACTAAGAGAAGGTGCCGAGGGATACACCCAATTTGCCGACCCTCAACAACCCTACAATAAGCCTTATGGCTTGATTGGTAGATTTTTCAAGAAGTTCTTCT